CTGTAACAAAAACAGTCAAGAGCTTCATTGCGGTCACCTGGCTTCTTCTTCCATTCACGAATAGCAAAGCCCTTCACATATCGCACGACCTGACGTTCACTCGTCAGTTGCTTGAAGTATTCAGGCGATGCAGCTGCGTGAAAGTGAATGTACCCAGGCCCTTCTTCGTTCAGTTTTAGCCTTGCGAATAAGGTCGTTTTGATTGTGTCTACGCCCGCTGGAAAGACTTGTGCCGAGTTTTTTAGCACCTGCCCTTTGTAATTGATGTCCACCTTGCTTGGCTTGCCAATAGGCGGCTTATTGCGTTGCGACTGGCCCTTAAGTGCAAAAACACCGCGCTTTGCACGCTCACGACAGAACGCATACACCTCAGACGTGAAGTGACCACCTGAGTCAACGCCTGTCGCGCTTACCTTCAATTCAGTGCCATCTTCCTTTCTGTAAGTTCTGAAAATTACGTCGTCGACCTGTTCCCATAGCTTCTTACCGGCAGGATCACCAAATATCTCAAAGTGATTGAGGAGCCAGCTTTCTTCGCCTTCGCCCCACGCATACAGTCCAACAGCAACTCGATTGTCCTGCACGTCAACGCCACAAGTGACGATGCTTGCCTTTGCTGGGACCTCATCAGCTGGATAAAACTCTGCACGATCGCGCAAGCCTTCTGCGCCCATTTTTGCGCCAGTTTCTTCCTCCCATGTCTCGCCCAGGACGGTGTTTGTCCAAGTTTTTAACAACGGCGGATCAGACTTTGCCCGCAAAAACTCCGTGACGATTTCCTCCCAACTCTTCCAGCCCAGGGGTGAATAAAGTGAAGACAGGTGAAAGCCAACAGTGCGCGGATCTTCCGCTGTTGCTGTAGCCCGCCATTCCCCGCGACGGAGCATTTCACTCTTGTGATGCTCGGGAATGTGCGCTCCACACGAATTGCATGCATACGCTGCAGTGCGCGGATCACCGTCACGCCAGCGGATGTTTTTCCATTCCAGCCATTGCATGTGATTGCAATGTGGACAAGGCACGAAATACCTCATCTGATTACTTGCTAGGTATTCCGTCTCAATCCGACTCATATCTTTGACAGTCGGTGTAGAAGTAAGGATGATCTTCCTTCGCGAGAAGGTTGATGCTCTCCTTTCAGCAAGAGCACATGGATCACCTTCACCGTCAACATCAGCGGGAAACGCATCAACCTCGTCCAGCAACACCCAACGAC